TGCAATCGTAAATAGCGTATCTTCGCTGCATGTCCCAGCCAATGTATGAAACACCGTTTTCAGGAAGACCGCTGGGCAGAGTCACCCGAGTCGGCCAGTTGGAGAAGAATGTTCCGTCATCCTGAAGTTGAAACGTATTCAGTCCCTTTGTAATCGGAGCATTCAGAGGATCGAATCCGTCAGGTGCGTCCGCCGCATTGATGACCAAGTACCCGGATTTTGGCTTTAATTCATCCGGGACTTCATCTTCATAGTATGGAGCAGCCGAAACTGGCAGTCGCAATTCCAAATCCACGCAGACATCTGCATACATCTCCGTATAACAGATCAAGCTTGGATCATAACTATACCTCTCGACCTTGGTTTCCCTTGGCGCGGAATCCACTGCCGCCTGCCGACTGCTGTACGGGCTGTTATACATGCTGTCTTCCCAGAAGCATTCCTCTGTCGTCAGGACAAGAGATGGACTGTAGCTCTTGAACCGCCGAAGTTTTTTCAGCATCTTTACCCGCTGCAGAACCCACGGCACATACAATGACGGCTGGTTGATGTCAAGTCTGCTCGCATCGACCAGTTCCTCGTCCCCGATGTCATCCAGCAGAGAGCGAAGAGTGTATGTATTGCCGTTCGCATCAACGCATGCGTACTGATATCCTGGACAGGTGTTTTCCTGTCCGTGCCATGGGTAATAATCGCACATTCTGGTACATGGCCCCATCGGTCCGAAAATATTTGCAATCGGACAGTCCCAAATATTGATGTTCGTCCATGCGAACAAAGCGAGATAGCCGTCAAATTTCCGGCAGAAGTTCTTGACCGTAAGATCATCAGTCTTCGTGAAAATGTCCGGGAAGATTCTGTTGCGGTAGTCATCCAAATTCGACTCCGTCCACCAGCCATATTGAGCGATGTAGCTGGCCCTCTCCCGTTCAAACAGAGCTCGAACCAGCCCTTCTCCGACCACCATAGGCGTACAAAAGGTCGGGTCATCCAGATGATAGTCAGCCCAGCTCATATACACCACCTCCCGGTGATTTCGATATTCCCGCAGAGGTGTGTCTGATGAAGAACACCCGCAGCATCAATGGACGCCAGCTCTTTATACCAGTATTGGACCATGCGGTCGGCATACGATGACAGCTTCGTGATGAAGCCCATGCTGTAATCCGCCGCCTCGTTGTCGTAGGATACTTCCAAGTAGATTTTTTTGCCCGGTTCGACCTCGACCGTACTGACGGGGATGTTCCAGGTCTTGCTACCGATGCGGATGGTTCCGGCGTTTTCGTCGTTCACGTCAGCGCCGTTGAAGATGGTCGCCGTGTTGCCGTCCAAAGAAACCTTGAAGGCTCCGGCATATCCCGAAACGATTTGCGGAGTTGCCGCCTGCGGTTGGCTTCCCCCAAGCAGAATAACGGCGGTTGTCCCCGAAACATGCAGAATTTTGGCGGTTCCACTGCTCGCCCGGATAAATGTCCGCGTACTGCCCGACTTGACGAAATTGCCCGTTCCGGAACCGACAGTCACGGTCGCTGTCCCGATCAGGATGCAGCTCCCGCATTCCTTCGGGGCGAGAGCTCTGGTCACAATACCGAATTCCGCTGTTCCTGCGGGAGCTTGCTTCACGGGGAGAGCATCTCTTTTGATAACGTCCGAGGTGAACACGACTGCCGCGTTCGCCGGAATCGAGGCTGTGGAAGCGTTGTACACGCTCACTCGCACTGAGCCGAACGGAACACTTTTCTGTCGACAGTCCTGAAACCCGTGAGCGGCATTCACCAAGTGGCGGATATCGTTGCTCAGCCGGGCATTCGGCTTGAATGGATCACCCGGCGAAACGTCAGGATAAAATGGCATGTCAGACCCCCAATTCTCCGAAGTCGCCATACTGGACGACCTGCGAAATGTGCGCTGCCTCGATATCTACGCTCGGAACATCCTCATCCACGCTCGTTTTCGGGATTGCGGAAATGTACTCGAAGCCCTTCTTCGAACCGAGCGAGTGCCCGCAGAGCTTTGCGTTGGTTTCGTTCAGCTGAATCGAAAAGTGGAACGTCACCGAGACGTGCTTCGCGCTTTTCGCCCGGCTGTACCCCATACCGAGGAACATCGCTTCCCCCGGTTGCCAGCCATTGAAGGTCTTCGAGTTTACCTTGCCGACGAATCCCGCCACTTTCCGAATGAAGGTGTTCGTCAACTTCGAAACGCGCATGGTTTTCGTGTGTGTTTCCCGTAGTTCGGCGGTCGGGATGTCGACACCGGCGATCTCCATTTCCGTGCCGTGCTTCCCGTTCCAGCCGATAGCGCCTCCGGCATCAATTGAACCATAGGCGATTCGCTGATCGATAGCGAACGACACGTGCTTCGTTCCGGCACCGCAGTCGAAACTGATCGTGGACTCCTCGTCTTCCTCATCGTCTCCATAGGATTCCGTGCTGGTCTCCGCTCTGTATGTCGCGTTAACCTTGAAGGTTCTGTCCCCCTCGCGGCTGTCGATCTCAATGGCATCCAACGGGAGACTGTGCAGCGTCTTCGGTGCGGTGTTGAGTACAGCTGTCAGTGCCGCATCCTCATCCGCAACATCGAAAACGATATACGGAACTTCAACCGACGTATATCGTCCCCAGCGGTCAATGCTGGTAGCGCGTTCTTTGTAATTCTGTTCAACTTTTGCTGCCATGAAATCTCCTCTTTGAAATTCAACTTGAATTGTTCCAGATTCGGGTGTATTGTATTGATACGGTGGCGAAACTTGCGAACGCGGTGAGAGGCCGGAGGTAACTGGAGAGCTATCTTCCGAATAGGACGCCCGCGACACCGGCTCTCCGTTTTTGGGGAATACCTGACTGTGCCAGCACCGGGGAATTGGACCCCGGCCGCACACAGTCGGTTTTCCGTTTTGCCGTCATTCGCCGAGGTGCTTGCTGGATTTGATTCCAGTCCCTCCGTGTGCAGAGGATTTTCCTCCGCTGGGCTTGACGGCTTTTTTTTATCCGTAGGTCAGAGCCTTTTCCTGCCCGATCTTCTTCAGCAGTTTGTTCGTCTGCTGTGTATTCTTTGCCATTTGCTCGGTCGCTTTCGCTGTCCGTTCCTGCGCACCGCCGCCGAGGAGGGCATCCAAGGCCTCTGAGCTCCATGCTCCCATTGATTTCTCCCCGACAGAAGAAATCTCCTGAATCCTGACCTCGGATCGCTCCGTCTCCTCGGCGGCGGTTTCTGTCCGCTCGCGGATTTCCTCGACTTTCTGTGCTTTTTCCGCAGCATTTTGCTTCACTTCTTCCATTGCATTCTGCCAGGCGGCACGGGCGTTTGCAATCTCCTCGGCGGCTCCGCTCAAAGCATCCTGATATGCTTTCTGGTGAGCGAGAATCTCCTGCGTCTGCGCTTCATCCGCACCCGCGTTCGCCCTGTCCCAATCGCTGTTGATGCTTTCAAGTTCAACTTTTCTCTGCGCAGAAGCCTGTACCTTTGCATTTTCTCTGGCATTCTTCCTGTTAGTATATTCCTGTTCAACTGCGGCGATCTCGGCGTCGACTTCCTCTTCGGAATAAAAGATTCCTTTCGTCCGAATCCATGCTTTCTGAATCTCCAACACTGTCTTTTCAAACGCGGTGATGATGCCGTTCCAGATGAATGCCCAGGCATCCTGCATGGCGCTGCCGATGGTTTTTAGGCCGTAAAGTAGACCGTACCACAGGTCGTTCCCAAGACGGAGTATCGAGTACACGATGACAGTCCAAGTGTCGGCGAGGAACAACTTCAGCCCAGCCCACGCTTTCTTCAGCGGCTGGAGTCCGGTCAGCCACGCGAGCTTCAAAGCTGCGAGGCCGACTCTGGCGGCTCCCGCAAGGTCGCCGGACATGAAGGCGGTCTTGATGGTTTCCCAGGTTTGCCCGGCAATGTCCCGGATTGAAGTAAACGCGCTCGTAACATCCTCAGCAAGTTCGCTTGCCTCGGCTTTGCACGCTGCCCACGCTCCCGTAAGTTCCCACACGACCGCAATCACGGCGGCCAATGCCGCACCGATCAGGAATGCCGGAGAGGTGATGGCAGCCCACATCGCCAGTGCGATAACCTTGGAGGCGACCATTGCCGTCTGCAGGAGGCCGAACACCCCGATCAATCCCTGGATAGCGACCATCGGCGCGAGGACAGCAGCTTTCAGGAGGAAGAATACGGTCGAAAGCACGCCGACGCCAACTGCCATTGCTTTGATGGCGAGCCCTGCGGCGATCATGCCGACGCCGACTGCGGCGATTCCGGCAACGAGCTTGACGGCCATGATGACCACTTCCTTGTGTGCGGCGATCCATTCGGCAACCACGTTCAGCGTGGAGGACAGCTTTTTCATGTAGGGGGTCAGAGCCTCGCCGATGACTCGGCCAAAGGCAATCTGGCATCCCTCAATCGCGCTCATCATGATTCGGAATGCTCCGCCGATGCCGGCATCCATTTCTGCCGCCGTCTGGTCAGCCACGCCGCCGACATTCTTCAGCCTCGCGATGAATTCGTCCAACTGCTGGACGTTCCCTCCGAGCTGGAGTCCGGCCAAAGAACCGCGCAAATCGAAGATTTCCTCTGCGAAAGCAAGCCGCTCGGCGGTCGGGAGCTTGTTCATGTACTTCGCGATATCGCCGATGATCTCCGGCATCGCCCTCAGGTCCCCGTTGGCATCCGTGGTGGCGATCCCGATTGCTTTGAGCTTGTCCTGGACTTTTGTTTTGGCAAACTGCGAATAGGATTTCCGCAGGGCGGTCCCCGCGAGCGATCCCTTGATGCCCATGTTTGCCAGGACGCCGAGTGCGCCGGAGACGTTCACGATGTTGTCGTTCGCGGCCGCAGCCTGCGGTCCTGCCATCTTCAGTCCTTCGGCAAGGTCGGTCAATGTCTGTGCCGATCCGTTCGCCGTGGCTGTCAGGATGTCGGCCACATTCGCCATTTTCGAGGTATCGAGGCCGAACACTCGCATGTTGTTGGAGGCAATCTCCGCAGCTTCTCCGAGCTCGGTTCCGGTAGCGCGGGCGAGGCTCAGGACGGCAGGAACCGCGGACAGAATCTCGTCCGGCTTCAGCCCCATTCTCCCCATTGCGGTCATTCCTTCGGCCACTTCACGGGCAGTGTATGAGGTTTCTCGTCCGAGTTTCTCGGCTGTAGCGGTCAGCTTTTGGAACTCTGTTTCGGTCGCCCCGGACACGGCTTTCACCATACGCATGGCGTCGTCGAAGTCAGCGAACGTCTTTGTGGCAAACGCCATCGGCGCAGCCAGAACTCCGGAAACGGCGAGCATGTTCTTTCCTATGCCCGTCAGAGCTGACCCGAAGTTCTTCAACTTTCGCTGAGCCTGTTTCAAACCGCGTTCAAGTTTCGTCTGATCCAGCATGATCTCGACATACGCTCGTCCGGCTTTCACTTCCGCTGTTGCACTCATGTTGTTCCTTTCCTATTCTGCACAATGATTCATGCCTTTCTGCCTAACCCGGCATCAGGATTGTGCAGAATCCTGTTTGCACCAGATGTCCCGCAGGATGCTGACGGGGACTTTCTTTTTCTCTTTTTCCGTGTACGGATTGAAGTCGGACGGTTTCACAGCCTTCGTTTTCTTCGGATCACGGAGAGCGTTTGCGACCAGAGCCATCAGGGAAGCGGTCTGTCCCCACTCGAATCTGCCACGGGCTTCCGTCATGCGGACGAGTTCCCGGAGCGTGAATCCGTTCGGGTCTACACCGCAGATGCCTGCGCATTCCCAGACAAGTCGCTCAACCGCTCCAGTTCGGAGACCACCCGACTCTCGAACCCGTTGTTCAGTTCGGCTTCCAGTTTCTTCCTTGCGGCGTCTCCGAAACGGCGACTGGCCGACAGAATTTTCTGCATCACGAGCCGTTTCGTTGCCGGGAAAAAATCGACGATCTCCTCCAAGAGAGCAGTCGTCGCATGTTCAATGGCATCTCCGGCCATTGCTTCCCCGAAGTCCTCATCCGTGATGTTCTGCTTGTCCGCCTGCGGCTTGCATACGGCGTAGAGCACATCCACGAGAAGAACCGGGTCAGATGACAGTCGCTCCAGGAGTTCAGCCGAGGGCTTGCTGTTCTTGTCGAGTTCAACGATACTGTTGAGATCGACCTTGCACAGAGCGCGGACCCGTTTGACGGTCGCCACGGTCACTTCAATCATCCATGTGCGGCCTTTATTGTCGGTAAATGATTTCATCTGTCACCTCACACCCAGACGGGGGCTCTGTCGGACGCGGTCGGCTTTGCCGTGACCTTGACAGTGACGGCCTCCTCCAGAGGCTGATCCACTGTAAAACCGGTAATCGAAAAGTCCGCGTCAAGGCCGTGTGCTGTGGTGTCGCCATCGGTGACAAAAAGAGAAATCGCCGTGTTGGAGAAATATGCCTCTTTGAAGGCGAGGAAGTCGTCGTCTTCAGTATCGTACAGAATGGTGATTTCGAGGGAGGCTTCTTTGAGCGTGGCTACGCTCAGTTTCCATCCTTTGGCTTTTCGGGTGGTGACATCGGCTTCACCGGACTCCAGACTGAGAGAGACATCCTTGACGTTGGTGACCTCGATAGTCCCCTGAGTCCCGGCCGTGCCACGAAAAAGCTTTGCATCAAGACCAAGTTTAATGGCCATTGGAATAATCCTTTCATTGTTATCGTTTGACCGCGTTCGCCCAAAGTTTGGGAAGCTCGGGAGCGGTCCTGTTCAAAGTCGGTCCCATGAGGGGACGTTTCGGATAGCGGCGTCTGCGGTACATCCCCCCGAATTCATGTGCGATCATCGAAATGCCGATGAACTTCTTTGCGGGACCGATGACCACGCTCATCCGGCTTTTGTCGACGCCGAACAGAATCGAACGTTTCAGCAGTCCGCGTCTGGTGTGCGGAGGTGTTCCTTCTTTCGAGGCATGCTTCGATATGAAAACGGCATTCCTTGCTGCTTTCCGGACATACGCACCCGCACTCCGCAGAGAGTTGTAATTTGCCTTACTGACCGCCCCCAGAAGCCGCCTCGAATCGAGTTCTAATCGCATTTTTATCGACATTTTGGCGTAAATATTTGATTTTTTACTGGAAAATGACTTTTTTCCACTTGACATGAGCATAAATCGAGGTTATATTGTCAATAACCCTTAACCTATAACACGGAGGACTGTTTATAATGAAACACAGCTTCTACGACGTCAAAATGAAAAAGAAAGTCCAGGCCGAGGTCACCAAGGCAGTGAAGTTCGGCAAGGGAACCCGCACTCGTTATGCGTTCAAGGCCCTCACGAAGGACGGCCGCAATCTGACCGCTTTCGTCAAGAAGGAAGACTGGGACAAGTTCAAAAAGTGATCTGATCCCATCAGCCTCTTATGAGTTGCTCGACGCTCTGGATTCGTCCAGGGCGTCTTTTTTTTCAGAGTTCCTGCCGCCTGCAAGTATCCCTGAACACGAGTTCGATGACGCTCGTGAACTGGTGACGTTCGCGCAGGTCATCGGCAGAGTAAATCGGATTGAATCCGACCGATACGCACTTCGCACCGCAGAACTCTTTGTTCAGGAAACTCATTCCGAGTTTCTCAACGGTCGCCAGCAGTTCGTCCAGTTCCTCATCCTTTGCCCTCTTCATAAAGCCGATTTGGAGCTTCACCGTGCGTTCCTTCAAAGCTCTCGTAATGTTCTTGTACGACAGCTCTATCGGAACAACCACGACTTTCAAATCTTCGAGCTCACGAAGCGTAAATTCCGGCGCCAGCGCAGGTTTCGCATGCCAGTCGTCGAGCGATGCGGCAACCGCCTCGCTCAATACAAGACAGTCCATAGCGTCGTTCATCTCCGCATCAGCTCCATGAAGATGTTCCCCATTGCCGCGATCAGCGCGATAACGGCTGCGGCGAGCGTGGAAAGCATCGTCTTCTGAAGTTCAGCCGCGGGCTTGCAGGGCGGGAAATGGTGTTGACCTGAACCGAAATGCATGTTCAGCATTCCCCTTAGTTCCGCAATGTCCAGCCGAGCCTGGTTCACCTCGTGCCAGAGGTCACGGGTGTCCGGCACATTTTCCTTGTTTTCACTCATCTTTTACCAATCTCCTTGGTATGGATTCTTCTTACTTCATGGATGGTCCCGCTCCACCGCCAGACAGGTTCGTCCTGCGGCGCCAGAACTTCGTATTCGACGCCGTCGTAGAATATCTTGTCGCCGGACTGCGGGTCTTTCGGCAGAATCTCGGACGGGATCAGGAAATCACGCGAATAAACGTGAATGGTGATTCCGTATGAATTTTCGACCTTGAACATTGTTCGTCCGAGTACGGCATGGACGCGGAGCCGCTCTCCGTCCCTGCGAAGATACTCCACAGGAACGGAGAGCCATGCGTTCCGTTGGGACGTCAACCACTTTTGGCCTT